TTAATAATGAGGACTTAGACTAATGGCAGTTGAAAAAGGTATAGGTTCAGGCGGCGATAATGTAGTGCCGATGAATCCGCAAGAGCAGGCTGAAATTGATGTCATAGAAATGGCAGCCGAGCCGGGTCAAGTTTCTATGGATGACGGCTCTGTTATTGTTGGAGACATATCTGAAGATATGATGATGACAGAGGTGCCATTAGAAATACCTTTTGGCGATAACTTGGTCGAATATATGGACGAAGCAGACGCGATGTCTATTGCCTCTGATTTGGTTGGCGACATTGAAGATGATTTATCTTCTCGTGAAGATTGGGAAGATACATATAAGCGCGGCATCGACTTGCTTGGCATGAAGTATGAAGAGCGCTCTCAGCCATTTGAAGGCGCTTCTGGTGTTGTGCATCCTTTGCTTGCTGAGTCAGTCACACAGTTTCAAGCGCAGGCTTATCGTGAGCTATTGCCTGCTGGCGGCCCTGTTCGCACACAAATCATTGGTGATGAGAACAAGGATGTTCTAGCGCAGGCTGACCGCGTTAAGAACTACATGAATTACCAGATTACCTATGAGATGGAAGAGTACGACCCTGAGTTAGACCAGATGTTGTTCTATCTTCCGTTGATAGGGAGCACATTTAAGAAGATTTACTTCGACCCTTTGTTACAAAGGGCGGTGTCTAAGTTTGTTCATGCTGAAGATTTAGTCGTTCCCTATACAGCTACAGACTTAGCATCGTCTACTCGCATTACGCATGTAGTGAAGATGGACAGCAACGAAGTTCGCAAGCTTCAGCTAACTGGCTTCTATGCTGACGTTGATTTGCCGGGCGAAGGCTACGGCGAGAGCGATTATTCAGATGTTCAGGAAACTATTGATGATGTTCAGGGGATTTCCCCTTCAGGCACCAATGAAGATATTACTTTATACGAGGTGCATACAAACTTAGATTTGCCTGGCTTTGAAGATTTAGACCCTAATGGTGAAGAAACTGGCTTAAAGCTGCCATATATTGTTACCATCATAGAAAAGAACAACAAGGTATTGTCTATCCGCCGTAATTACGAGCAGACAGACCCATTGCGCCGTGCCAAGCCTTACTTTGTGCATTATAAATTCTTGCCCGGTTTGGGCTTCTACGGCTTTGGCCTAACGCATATGATTGGCGGCCTGTCTTTAGCGGCAACAAGCCTGTTACGACAGCTTATTGATGCTGGAACATTGGCAAATCTACCCGCAGGGTTTAAGTCGCGTGGTGCTCGTATTCGTGACGAGGATGAGCCACTAAGTCCGGGAGAATTCCGTGATATTGATGTCGCGGGTCAGGATATTCGTCAATCTTTGATGACGCTGCCGTTTAAAGAGCCTTCACAGACGCTCTACGCGCTTCTAGGAACCCTTGTTGACTCTGGGCGTAGGTTTGCGTCTATGGCTGACATGAAGGTAGCTGAGATGGGCGGAGAAACGCCTGTAGGGACTACTATGGCTATTATGGAGCGCGGCACAAAGGTTATGTCCGCTATCCATAAGCGCTTGCATTACTCTCAGAAGATGGAATTCAAGCTTCTGGCTAATGTTTTTGGTAGGTTTATGGCTCCGATGTATCCATATGCGATACCGGGCGCACCACCTGAAATAAAGGTAACAGACTTCGATGACCGCATTGACGTTGTGCCAGTTTCAGACCCAAATATTTTCTCTATGTCACAGCGTATTGCTTTGGCGCAGACAGAATTACAGTTAGTTCAATCAAACCCTGAAATTCATGGGAATGAACAGGGTTTATATCAAGCGTACAGAAAAATGTACGAAGCATTAGGAGTTACAAATGTTGATTCCATACTCCCTCCACCACCTGTGCCTCAACCTACAAATCCGGCTAAGGAGAATCAGGAAGCTATGCGCGGCAAGCCTTTACAAGCTTTCCCAGACCAGAATCATCAGGCGCATATCGAGGCGCACCTCGCAATTATTGCAACACCTGTGGCACAGGCTAACGCAGCTATAGTGATGACGTTGCAAGGCCATATCCAAGAGCATCTTGGGTTTATGGCGGAAGCTATGGCGCAACAAGAGATTATGGAACAGCTTTCACCAGAAGAGCAGATGCAAATCCAAGCTTCTCAGGAAGGCATGATGGCTATGCAGACAGAAGTTGCATCTCGCGCTGCTGAGCTTGTTGGAGAGCTTAGCGAGCAGTATGCACAGGCTGTAACGCCGCCACAGCAAACTGACCCGCTTGTGGCAATTCGTCAGCAAGAGCTTGCTTTGCGTGAGGCTGACATCCAGCGCAGAGCGAAAGAGGCTGATGACAGAAATCAGCTTGACCGCGAGAAGGAAATGAATGACCAGATGGAAGCTGCGGCTCGCATCAACATTCAGAAAGAGGCTCTGGATGAAAAAACCAGAGTTGCAGAAGAGCGCATTCAAACGCAGAGGGATATTGCGGCGCTTAACAATATGACGAAAGGGCAATAAAATGTCAGCAAGTTCATTAAACCGCAAAGTTGCGGAAGTACAAAAAGCCAAGAAAGTGGAGCGTAGAAATGCCGCTATTAAAAGGTACGAGTCAGAAGACGATATCATCAAACATATCGAAGTTGAAGAGCGAGGGGTACCCGCAGAGGCAAGCGGTAGCGATAGCCCTGAACCAATCAAAGCCGAAGTCAAAAAAGCAAAGCCCAAAAAGGCCGCAAGCCCTAAGAAAGGGCGGAGTAGTAAAAGGATTTTCTCCAATAGCTAGGCCACAGAGATTTCAAGGTGTGTTCTAATGAGCGCGGAAGAAGTAGCAAGAAAAATGCTGGAGTTACGCATTCTGCCTCGGTTTATGATGCTTTGCATGACAGGTGTTTACATTAGATGCATTGAATGGGCGCTTAGCCAGCCAGATTTAACAACACAGCAGGCTTCGCTAATTTCAGTGGTAACTGGTGCCATGACAGGTTCGCTAGCCGTTTGGTTAAATAGCGAGAAAGATTGATGCCTATAGAGCTTCAGTATTGGTTAGTGTTTATGGTTACGCTAAATACATTTATAAATGTGATTGTATTCTTTAGGCACAGGTTCAAAGGCAATGCCAAGAGTTAGCGAAAATACTGAGGTTTCTCTTCCGCTGCGAAATATCATCAGCATGATTGCGGGTGCATCTGTAGCCACATGGGCGTATTTTGGCATTATTGAGCGCTTGAACCAGATTGAAACCAATCAAACCATGATGCAGTCTGACGTTGTACAAAACACAGACTTTCGTATTAAGTGGCCTCGCGGTGAGATGGGTTCTCTGCCAGCCGATTCAGAACAATTTATGCTAATAGAGCATATCGCGGGAGAGCTAGAGAAACTGGCGACAGAGATAGAAGAGGGGCGTGCGCCTTACGACCAACAACAAAAGCTAACGCTAGAGTTTTATGAAAAACGCATATCCAATTTAGAAGAACGTATAGAGGCGCTTCGAAATGGTGACTGAAATTACATTTGTTTTGCTATTGATGGTGTCAGGGGCGCGTTTGGAGTTCACGCCGTATGACAGCCTTTCTAAGTGTCTTTCCACTAAGCGCAAGATTGAAAGAAACGTAGGCCGTTATCAAAGGGACTTTAACGAGAGATGGACTTGCAAAGAGATGACGGTTAAAATGCAAAACGGGGCTATACTAGAAATAGTTGATTGATGGAGGGTTTGTTTGGAGTAGAAAATGGACCCAGCATCCGCGATAGCCATAGCAACAGCGAGCTTTGGCGCTCTTAAAAAAGGTTTTTCTCTTTCTAAAGATGTCTACGCTATGGCGGGCGACATTGGCAAATTTATGGACGCGATTGATTCTGTAAAAAACGTCCATAAAGAAGAAAAGAAAAAGTATGGCAGCGTTGGCGAAGAGGCTTTAAAAAGTTTTGTTGCTCATAAAAAAGCTCAAGAGATGGAAAATGAGCTTAGAAACTTCTTAATTGGTAATTATGGGCTTAATGCTTGGCAAGATGTGCTGAGAATACAGGCTCAAATAAGAAAAGAGCGAATAGCTATGCGTGAAAAGAAGAGTAGACAAATAAAACAGGCAATAGAAATAGCTTTTATAGCTCTTTCCAGTGCGGTAGGTTTACTTAGTATATATTTGTTTGCTATGTATTTAAAATCGTAGGAGGGTATCATGTTACAGGCTTTAATAGGGCCAGCTACAGAGCTGATTGGTAAATTTGTTGAAGACAAAGACCAAAAAAATAAGTTGGCGCATGAAATCGCCACTATGGCAGAAAAACATGCTCAAGAGCTGGCGAAAGGCCAAATGGCTGTTAACGCTGAAGAGGCAAAACACCGAAACATCTTTGTAGCTGGCTGGCGCCCCTTTATTGGGTGGTCCTGTGGCATTGCGCTATTCGCGCATTTTATTTTATTTCCTTCGGCAGACGTTGTGACTGCTTATATGGGGTATCCGCCCGTTTCATACCCAGCATTTGATATGGACAGCTTAATGACTATATTATTAGGGATGCTTGGCTTGGGTGGAATGAGGTCATTTGAAAAGTATAAAAAACTTACGAAGTAATCCGCGCCTGGAGGGGTCATGGACGCAATAGCACTAACAGAATATTTATTAAAGAACATCCGACAGCAGAAGGATGACTATGCAATTATGCTGTCGAATGGTGCGGTAGAAAACATGGAAAACTACCGTTTCATAGTGGGGCAAATACGCGGACTGACCTATTGTGAGGATGAAATAAGAGCCGCGATGAAAGGTGTCATTGAAGATGGCTAAGAAACTATTCGTGCCTGATAGGGTTACGGCAAACATGAAGTCTGACGCGCCGCAGACTGAAATACCAAAGGCGGTTCAAAATGCTCTTCCACAAGAAGAGGAAAACAAGAACACTGAAAACCCATCAGAAATGGATTCTTCCGCGCTAGAGCGCCTTCCAGAACCTGTTGGGTATCGCCTTCTTGTTATTCCTTATTACCCACCAGCCAAAACAAAAGGCGGAATCTACATTCCTGATGCAACTCGTGACAGAGAGGCATTCGCAACTGTAGCAGCTTACGTTGTTAAGGTTGGTCCAGACGCCTACAAAGACTCTGATAAGTTTCCATCCGGCGCGTGGGCTTCTGAGAAATCATGGGTGCTTATGGGTAGATATGCTGGGAATAGATTTAAAGTGGACGGTCTTGAGGTAAGACTCATAAATGACGATAACATTATCGCCACTATACTTGACCCATCAGATATCTCGTATGTATAAAAATACTGGAGGCGTATTATGGAAGACATTATGAATCAAGAAGCTGAAGAAAACGTAACATTTGACGTTGAAGATTCTGAATCTGTTGAGGTGGCAACTGAAGAAAAACCCGAACAATTATCCGGGTCTTCAGATTTTTCAGACTCAGACGGCGCTAGT